TAGAGGATCAAAAGTTGAAACACTGCCAGGCGGCACAAACCTTGGTGAGATTGACGACTTACGTTATTTCACTAACAAACTCGTCCGCGGTTTACGTATACCTTCTAGCTATTTGCCAACTGGAGCAGATGACGGCGCATCATCGTTCCAGGACGGCAGAGTAGGAACTGCATATATTCAAGAATTGCGTTTTAATAATTACTGCGAGCGTTTACAAGGATTAATAACTGAAGAATTTAATCAAGACTTTAAACGTTACTTGTTAGAAGTTGGCGTTAATATTGATACAGCAATGTTTGATATTGAATTCCAAGAACCACAAAACTTTGCAGCATATCGTCAATCAGAACTTGATAATGCACGTATACCTAGCTTTAGTCAAATACAACAAATACCATTTATGTCAAATCGCTTTGCAATGAAACGCTTCTTAGGTATGAGTCCAGAAGAGATTGCAGAAAATGAACGTATGTGGCGTGAAGAAAATGACGAGATGCTTGATGCACCACAGTCAGATGCATCAGGTGAAATGCGTAGTGCAGGAATTAGTAGTGCAGGTATTAGTGCAGACTTAGACAACGCTGAAGACATATCAGCAGAAGGTGAAGAGCCAACTGTTGGTAACGAAGCTAGTCCGCCTGAAACTACAACCGGAGCAGACTTAGGAGCAGGCGGAGGCGCTGCAACTGAGCAAACGATATAAATACTAACATGATACTGAGAGAATTATTTTACTACGATAAAGAAACGTTAGAACCTACTGAAAACGATCAGTATGATCCTCAGCATGACCAGTCTATTGTTGATGCAGATGACACTCGTAAAACTAGATTAACATTAAGCCAAATAAATCGCGCTCGAAAAGCTGCTGAGGTACATACAAAAGAACAAGCTAATGAGCTTGACTTTATAAGACAAATGTATGGATTAGCAGCGCAAGCAGCAACGATGGCTTAATGGCGAAGATAGACAAGACTCAATACACAAAAGCAGAATTTCAAAAAATAAGGGACAAGCGTAAGCTAGACAAGCAGCGTGCCTTAATTGAACAAACTAACTTTGATCCTTCCCCTCTACCTAAAGACAGAGATTCTTCATTATTTAAAACAGCATTTGTATTAGGTAATGGTACCAGTAGACAGTCAATTGATATAACATCTTTAGAACCACATGGTATAGTGTACGGGTGTAATGCTCTTTATAGAGAATATAGTCCTGACTATCTTGTAGCTGTAGATGTTAAGATGATTTTAGAGATATCTTCTAAAGGATATCAAAATACAAATCAAGTTTGGACTAACCCAAACAAAGCATATCGAAATATTGAAAATTTAAATTTATTTCATCCTAGCAAAGGCTGGAGTAGTGGACCTACTGCATTATGGTTGTCTACAAGACATAGCTATGATAAGATTTTTATATTAGGGTTTGACTATAAAGGGTTAAACGATGGTCGCAGTGTAAACAACATTTATGCAGGCACAGAAAATTATAAAAAATCTACAGATGGCGCAACATATTATGGTAATTGGCTTAAACAAACTACAAGTATACTAAAAGAAAATAACAAAACAACATTTATTAGAGTTATAGCATCTGATAATTTTATCCCGCCAGAACTAAATAAATTTAACAACTTAAAGCACATTTTTGTTGATGATTTCAAAAAAATGTTCAACATTCTTTAGAGTGTACAATTTTTGGCACATTTTTCGCCTATATCTACGTATATTTTTATCACTATACTAAATACAAATGACAGCCTTACCATAGGTAAAACATTTATTAGGAGAATATTATGTCAGATATCAAGAAATTTGAAGAAATGCTTGACCGTCTAGTCAACGAAGACAAAGAAGGCGCAGCAGATCTTTTCCATGAAATCGTGGTAGAAAAATCACGTGAAATTTACGAAAACTTACTAGAAGACGATCTTTCAGACGAAGAAGTAGATGAAGCTACTGATGAAGAAGTCGACGAGTCAGATGATGAAGAAGTCGATGAGTCGGATGATGAAGAAGTTGATGAGTCGGATGATGAAGAACTAGATGAAGATTTCAACCTAGACGAATTTGAAGTAGAAGCAGATCCAATGGCAGCAATGGGCGGCGATCCAGCTGACGACATGCAAATGGATATTGAAATGCCTGCACCAGACGGTGAAGAAGGCGAAATGGGCGACGAAGGCGAAGAAGAAGAATTAGAAGATCGTGTTATGGATCTTGAAGACGCCCTTGATGATCTAAAAGCTGAATTTGACAAGCTAATGGCTGGCGAAGAAGGCGAAGAAGAGCACGGCGACATGGACATGGATATGGACATGGGCGGTGACGAAGAAGAAGAAGATGACGGTGAAGAAGAAGACGAAACTGAAGAAGGTTACGCTTTTGAAGAAACCGACGAAGAGGTTGACGAAGCAGCTAAATCAAACGCTCCTAAGTCAGCAACAGAGCAGATGCGCGAATATGTTGAAAAAGTAGGCGGTGATCAGTATCAGTCATTTGGTAAAATGGGTGACAATGGTGCAAACACTAAATCAACTGTAGCAGGTAAAAACGACATGGGCGGCACTGCATCAAACTTAGCACAAGGTAAAGACAACGAAACCGGAGACCATAAAGGTTTTGCTGGCACTTCTCCAAAAGAAGATTCAGCTGGTAACGTAAACGTTCCTGGTGCTAAAGGTGCAACTTCAATGAAGGGCACAGGCGGACATGGCGCTGAAAAGAAAGGTGCTTCACCTGAAAAAGCTGGCGCAGATAGTCCAATCAACGGCGTTAAAAGCCGCGCAAAGTAAGGAAGTTTGAATGAGAAACTTACGAGAGCATTTGACATACGATCAAGCACAAATTGTGCTTGAGGATGCCAACGACGGTAAAGACCTTTATATGAAGGGAATTATGATCCAAGGTGGTGTTCGCAACGCTAATCAGCGAGTGTATCCTGTAAATGAAATTGGCAGGGCTGTCAAAACTCTCAATGATCAGATAGCAGGAGGATACAGTGTTCTCGGTGAAGTTGATCATCCAGAAGGCCTTAACATTAATTTGGATCGCGTAAGCCATATGATCAGCGAATGCTGGATGGATGGCCCAAATGGTTACGGAAAATTAAAATTGTTACCAACCCCTATGGGGCAACTAGTTAAAACAATGCTTGAAAGCGGAGTTAAACTAGGTGTTTCATCAAGGGGCTCTGGTAATGTACTAGAAGGAAGTGGCGAGGTTTCCGACTTTGAAATTATCACCGTGGACGTTGTGGCTCAGCCTAGCGCCCCTGGTGCATACCCTACTCCAGTATATGAGCATCTAATGAACGCTCGTGGCGGAATGAAGGCTTATCAAATCGCACAGGCAACAAAAGAAGACCCCAAGGCACAGAAGTATTTAAAAGAATCGCTGATTAATCTAATCAGTAGACTCCAATAAAAGGAGAACATTATATGTTGGATGCACTAAAAACACTTTTCGAAAATGATGTAGTTTCTGAAGACGTGCGCCGCGAAATCGAAGAAGCGTGGGAAGGCAAGATTAAAGAAAATCGCCGTGCTGCTACTGCTGAACTTCGTGAGGAATTTGCTAAAAAGTACGAGCATGATAAGTCTATAATGGTTGAATCAATTGATAAACTATTAGAAGAGCGTCTTGCTTCGGAACTTCAAGAGTTTGCAGAAGACCGCAAACAACTAGCTGAAGCTAAAGCAAAGTATGCAGTAGCAATGCGTGAAAACGCTAGCCTACTACAGAAGTTTGTTACTAGTCAGTTAGGAAAAGAAGTAAGCGAATTACACGAAGATCAAAAAGCAATGGCAACTAAATTTGCACAACTTGAAGAATTTGTGGTCGAATCACTAGCAACAGAAATATCCGAGTTTTACGAAGATAAAAAAGACCTAGCTGAAACCAAGGTAAAACTTGTAAAAGAAGCTAAAACAAAATTTGCAACAGTCAAATCTGACTTTCTTGCAAAGAGTGCAGCTCTTGTATCAGAAACAGTTAGCAAGTCTCTAAATAAAGAGATGACACAGCTGAAAGAAGATATCGAAGCAGCACGTAGAAACGACTTTGGCCGCAAGCTATTTGAAGCATTTGCTTCTGAATATGCAGGCAGCTATCTCAATGAGAAGTCAGAAACTGCTAAACTCTTAAAAGTCATTGGCATGAAAGAGAAGCAGATTGCGGAAGCAAAATCACTAGCCGTTAAGGCTAAGACTTTAGCAGAAACAGCAGCGAAGGAAAAATCCGCGCTAGTTGAATCAGCTAAAAGAGAAAAAATAATGAGCAGCTTGGTTGCACCTTTGGGTAAAGCTCAGCGAGAAATTATGACAGACTTACTGGAATCAGTACAAACTTCACGTTTACAAACACAGTTTGACAAATACCTACCTGCAGTCATTGACGGCAATACTCCAGCTAAGAAGAAGGCAGTCCTATCAGAGGCAAAAGAAATTACAGGCAATCGAGAAGAAACTAACGTTAGTTCAAAGGCAGACGTAGACAGCAATGTTGTCGATATTAAACGTCTAGCTGGATTATAAATAAGGAGATACCAAAATGTCAGAACTATTAGAAGGACGCTGGCAGGACACCAAAGCAGCACTAGTTGAAGGCCTTTCAGGCACTAAAAAAGCTGTGATGGAAAGCACACTTGAAAATACTCGTAAGTATTTGTCAGAATCTGCGACAGCAGGTGCTACTTCTGCCGGTAATGTTGCAACTCTTAACAGAGTTATCCTGCCCGTCATCAGACGTGTTATGCCAACTGTGATCGCAAACGATCTTGTTGGTGTTCAGCCTATGACAGGCCCAGTGGGTCAAATTCACACACTACGTGTGCGTTACTCACAAACAGCAAACGGTGCTACAGCAGGCGAAGAGGCTCTAAGCCCATTCAAAATTGCTGAAGCATATTCAGGTAATTCAAACGGAAAAGCTGATGCTACTGCTGCACTTGAAGGTGCTGCTGGTAACAAACTAAGCATCCAGATCTTGAAGCAAACTGTTGAAGCGAAAACTCGTAAGTTGAGTGCTCGTTGGACGTTTGAATCAGCTCAGGACGCTCAGTCAATGCACGGTATTGATGTTGAAGCTGAAATCATGGCTGCTCTAGCACAAGAAATTACTGCTGAGATCGACCAGGAAGTACTAGCAAGCCTACGTAGCCTAGCAGGTACTTACGAAACTTACAACCAAGCTGCTGTATCAGGTACAGCTACATTCGTTGGTGACGAGCATGCCGCATTGGCAGTTCAGATCAACCGTGTTGCTAACTTGATTGCACAACGCACACGTCGTGGTGCAGGTAACTGGGCTGTTGTATCGCCATTCGCGCTTACAATCCTACAATCTGCTACAACTTCAGCGTTTGCACGTACAACAGAAGGTACATTTGAAGCACCAACTAACACTAAGATGGTTGGTACATTGAACAATGCTATGAAAGTATATGTTGATTCATATGCTGCTGATAGCACTGGTGTACTAGTTGGTTACAAGGGTTCAAGCGAATCAGATGCAGCGGCATTCTACTGCCCATACATCCCGCTAATGAGCTCAGGTGTTGTTCTAGATCCAGACACATTCGAACCAGTTGTGAGCTTCATGACTCGTTATGGATATGTTGAATTAAGCAACACTGCGTCATCGCTAGGTAACGCAGCAGACTACTTAGGTGTCGTTGGTATTACTGACGGTAACGTTAGCTTCAGCTAATCAACGCTTAGGTAAGCAAAGTTAAAAACAGGGTCTTTGGACCCTGTTTTTTTATGACTAAATTTTAATGATTTTACGTATGTACTTTAGGGTGTTTTAGTCTTATAATAGTACTAAGTACTAATGTAACACAGTACTTAATCTTTATTGAAAGGAGACTACTATGTGGACAACACCGTCAGCAACAGAGATGCGTTTTGGTTTCGAAGTAACAATGTATGTAATGAACAAGTAAATAATTACATGCGTAGACTTGTAGAAACACAAGATTGCGAATAAACAAGCCCGCCACTGCGCGGGCTTTTGTTTAGATTGATAAATACTATTGTCATTATAGGAGCCTACCTTTGAGTAGGACTTATGCAGAATTCCACTGCGTAGACCCTAGAACGGCAATGATTAAACAAAGGAGAAATAATCATGGGACGTCCATTAAACAAAAGATACTTTGGTGCAACACAAACACCAGAAGGCGGCGCTGACTTAACAGGCGAAGGCAGATTAACTGCATCTGTAAAGATCGGAGCAAGAGCTGCTACAGAATTAGGTATTATTCTATCACAGCGTTCAGAAACAAAATTTAAAGTACAAGACGATCCAGATGGATCAGGTCTAGCAGCAACAATCGGCATTTGTAATCTAGTTAACAAAGCAACTGGGGATCTAGCAGATAACGAAATGAGTCTACAAGGGTTCGTTGCAGACGGAAACAGTTCAAACGCAGTATATATTCGTAAAGTACAAAACCGTACAATGGTTGACTTTGATAATAACCATTATACATGGGAAGTACAAGACGATTCAACCGCTAACATATTAGTATTGACAGCAATCTAATAAAGGTGTAATATGGCTAAGATAGTTAGAACTACAGATGACGATTATAGAATAATTGTAGCCAATGCTGGCACAATTTATCTTGACACTACGGGTGCAAAGTACGACGGCAGTGGCAAAGTTGTAGTCAGAGGAGACCTTGAAGTTAAAGGCGACACTACTACAGTTAAGTCTACAATTTCTACTATATCAGATAACATATTACTATTAAGTGAAGGTAACCCTGGTCCAGGGTTACCTGCTAGTCTTGACAGACCGTATTCAAGCGGTATCGAAATTAGCCGCGGTAGCGACAGCGGCGGTCATGCAATTGGTAATGCTAGATGGGTATATGATGATAATATATCATGGGCATTAGGCGGAAATACTGGCAAAGGTTCATGGGTTGCTACACAAGGCGATCTTGGATCAGAGACGGTATTACCATTAAGAACAGATGGCATTATTGCTAGCGGAAGTTTGTATGTTACAGTTACAGGTATAGCAGGAGTTATATCAGTTACTGGTACAAATGATTATGAAGAAAGAATTTGGAATTATGTCAACGGCGTAATTTCGCCTGACCCTATTACAGGCAACATTACTAAAGACGATGACAATATTCCTAACACTAAAGCAGTTAAAGACCTAGTTGACTTTAGTATCGAAACTGTAGAAATTGATAAAATTGCAGAAGATAATTCAAGCATTACTATCAATGACAAAAATAACACAATTTCTTTAATATACGAAGTTGGTTCTAGAACTATTGTACAAACAGTAGGAAGTCATGGATATGAAATCGGCGACACTATTGTAATTTCTGGAGTAACAACATCTCCTACTGATACAATTATTAACGGCATCAATGGTAGTTGGACAGTTACAGATACCCCAACTGCAAATAGAATCGAGTTTAATAGATCAACAACTGGCGGTGATCCAGATACTTATGTAACTAATAGTGGTAAGGCAATAACTGATCCAAACAGTGATCCTTCTAGAATTATTGTTACAGTTGAAGGCAGTGAAATTGTTAACTTTTACTCAAATCGTGTTGAATTAGCAGACATACAACTATTAGGTACTGAAATATCAACTTACAATAGTAATGATGATTTAGTACTATCAGCACCTGGTTCAGGTGTTGTAAGAATTAAAGATACTTTAGAATTAACTAAGACACCTGGCGATGATGAAGGCTTGGTATTTGATCCGGCGATTCCGGATGAAGGTGTTAAACTTTACAGTAAGACTCCAAATACAGGCGCAACAGGATTATTCTTCGTTAATGAAGAAGGTCGCAGAGACGAAATTATAAGTAAGAATAGAGCATTGCTTTATGGAATGTTATTTTAAGGAAGACAAATGGCTATAAAACAAGCACAATTAACAACAACACAGCTAGACTTATTAACAGTACCAGAAGGCTCGACACAAGCTATTACAAATATTATTGTATGTAACACTTATAGCCCATTTGGAGCAAGTCCAGAAGCAAGAGAAGCGGCATTTACAATGTATATTGTTAAAGCACTTGATCCAGCAACACCAGGAGCAATTGGTGCTGCATCAACAGTTGTAAAAGATCTTATATTACCTGCTGGTGAAACTTTTACATTTGATAGCGAGCGTATTGTACTAGAATCTAGTGATATGGTTAGTTTTGAATCACAACTAACATCAGGACCTGGCTCAACAGACCTGTCTGCAACAATAAGTTATTTGGAAGTTTAATAATGAGATTACTTAAGGCGCAAAATACAAATCTACGTAACATCTACGGTAAAGGTGTTAAGTATGATGTAAATGACCAAATTATTATGGACAGTAATAATGTAGTTCTTGTACCTAAAGGTAATACAAGCGAACGACCAACAAGTCCGGTAGCAGGTCACATGCGCTACAATACTACACTTAACGAACTTGAAATTTATTCTGAATCTGAATGGCGTAGTGTAAGATACAAAGAGCCAAATAATGATCCAGGCATAGTGCAACAAGAATTAGGGTTTGGAGACGATATTGAAACATTGTTTGGTCCGTTAGACAGTCAAGATCCTAATACTGATTATACTGTTCCGGCTGCTGCACAAAACATTCTTGTGTTTGTTGATAATGTATGGCAAAGAGCCGGCGTTGGTAATAACTATGTGTTAACACAAAATCCTGGCGGGAAACCTGCAGGAACATATATTGAATTTTCTTCTGCACCTCCTAGTGCAGGCCCTGGCGGCGACCCTGTGCCAGTAACAGCACTACATAACTTCGACAAGTAATTCTAATAAATACTGTGTCAAGGAGATTATGAGTGGCACAAGTAGGTAGAATATCCGGTCCTTTATTACAAGCAGATTTATTACGCAATGGTAATAATCTAGCATTTCGTAATGACTTAGATACAACTCAACTTTTATTATTAGATGTTAACACAGGAAGAATTGGTGTTAACACTTCTACTCCTAATTTTGATTTAGAAGTTATAGGCACAACGCAAACAACTAATTTAATTTCTAATAATGGTGCAACTACACCAGGATTTATAATTTCTAATTCAACATTCAGTGCAATTGGAGACATTAGTCTAAATGCTGCTGAAGCTGTTGTAATGGCTAATTTAGATAATGGTACTATACGTATTAATGATAATACAATTCGTACTATGGATTCTAATGCTGACATTGATTTAACTCCTAACGGGACCGGTACTACTGAAGTAATAAACGACTTAAATGTATTTGGTAGTATCTATACTCCAGGCAATATAACATTTGACGGAACGCTAACATTAGGTGATCAAGATACTGATACAGTTTCCTTCAATTCTGATATAACTTCAAATATTATACCTGATCAAAGAAATACATATAACTTAGG